GAAACTTCCAATGGCTTTACAAAAAGCTATATTGAAGAAACAAAAACAAACTAAAAAAAAGAAAGCGAGGAAATAATGCCTTATCATACAGGAAAAGGGTCTCATGGCGGAATGAAGAAGAAGAAAAAAAAAGCTAAGAAACCAAAAATGAATAAAAGAAAAAGATAATGGTTAAGGTTGCGTCTATAAAAAATATTATAAAAGACCTTACACCAAGACAACAAAAAACCATGCGATCTCATGCTAGACACCATACACTAAAACACATGAGATCAATGGCAAGATTGATGAGTGGTGCAAGTGGTAGAAAAAGAACATTTGCACAAGCACACACTATCGCTATGAGGAGAGTCGGTAAATGAGAGGATTTACAACAACAGCTACATTAGCTGAGATGATTAACAAAAGACCAATTAGGAAAAGAAGAAGAAATGTCAAAAAAAAGAAAAAGAAGAAAAGTACCAAAAGATAAAGATAGTGGTTTGCCTAAAAAATATCTTTCAGGTTTAAAAGGTAGTAAAAGAACAGCAAGAGCAAATCTTATAAAATCTGTTTCTTCACTTTATCGATCAGGTGGTTTTATACCAAGAGATTTATTGAAAAGGAGATCAAGATAATGGCAAAAAAATTTAGAAAACCTTTATCTGCATCTGTTGTTAGAACATTAAAAGCAAAAGCAAAGAAATCAAAATTATTTACATTTTCTGATTTAAAAGCCTCGTTTCGGAGAGGGCAAGGGGCATTTTTGTCCTCAGGATCGAGGAGAGGAATGAGTATGCAAAGTTGGAGTTTTGCAAGAGTAAATAAATTAATTCGTAGAGGTAGGACTAGCAGTTTTGATAAAGATTTGGTAAGACGAGCAGTAAAAAGAAAAAGAAAATAAAATGAAAACTAATAAAGAAAAATTTGTTGAGATTGATGGTAGAATTAAATTAGTAAATCAAAAAATAGATTTAATAATTAAGAACCATCTACATCACATGAAAAAAGACATTGATAGAATTTTATATTCTCTTGGTGCAATTGGTTTATTAGTTTTAGGTCAATTACTTTACTTACTCACCAAATAGTTGTATAGGTCTTTAATGACCTATAAGCGAATATTAGTTATTTCGGATTTACATTTTCCATTTGCACACCCTGATTGGTTTGAATTTTTATCAAAATTAAAAAAAACATATAAGCCAAATCACATTATTCAAATCGGTGATGAAAGTGATATGCACTCTATCAATGTAAGCCATATTATAGACCCTGATTTACCAAGCCCAAAAGATGAACTAGAATTAGCCAAAAAAGATATGAAAAAGTTATATAAGCTTTTTCCAAAAATGGTTTTGTTAGAATCCAATCATGGTTCTATGGTATATCGTAGAGCCATTTCAAGAGGTATGAGTAGAAGTTTTATAAAATCTTATAATGATATTTGGGGTGTTGGCAAAGGTTGGGTTTGGAAGGAAAAATATCAAATAAATACAGATAAAGGTAGAGTTTTGTTTGCACATCAATTTTGTAAGGATATTTCAAAAGCTGTTGCTAGTTATTCACAATCTTGTGTGCAAGGGCATTTTCATACGACCAGCGAAATCAAGTTTTCTGGAAACGAATTTCATCTTAATTTTGGAATGACAGTTGGTTGTTTAGTAGATGTCAAAAGTTTAAGTATGAATTATATGAAATTAAACCTAAAAAAACCTGTTTTATCGTGTGGGTTGATAACTAATGGTATGCCACACCTTACTCCAATGTATTTGAAAAAAAATGGTTCTTGGGATAGAAATATATATATATGAGGAACAAAAAGGGTACATTAAAAGCCCATATCTCAACGCAGAGAGCCATTGATAGACAATCAGGTGGTAATCATTACAAAAAACTAAAATATCAAGTTTCAGAGTTTATTTTAGGAAATGAGTTAAATTGGATAGATGCTAATATTGTAAAATATGCAGTTCGTAAAAAAAATGGAGAAACACTAGAACAAAAATATAATAAAATAATTCACTATGCAGAATTAGGAAAAGACCTTATAAAAGAATAATATGTGGTTAGCTTTACTTAAAAATCCTTTGACAAAACTTGTAGCAGAAAAAACTATTGGTGCAGTTACACATAAATTAAAAAAAGATCAAATAGTAAGGGAAAGAGAAATTGAAAACGCAAAAAATGTAGATATACAATCTTTAAAATCATCTGATAACTCACTAAAAGATGAATGGTTAGTCATAGTATTTAGTTTAATTTTTATTGCACATTTTGTGCCATCTTTACAAGATGCTATGGAAAGAGGTTGGCAGATATTAGAATTTGCTAGTGATTACTTTTGGATAATAATACTTACAATAGTTGGTGGTTCTTTTGGTTCTTCATCAATAACAAAATTTATCAATAAAAAAAAATAATATCTAAATCAATCAAAAAACTGTATTAAGAATCTATGGTCAGAGATGCAGTTATTGTAGATGTAGAAT